GAAAATTTAAAATGTTTTTCTCCGATATAATGATATAATTTTAAAACCATTTTATGCCAAGGAACGTGAAAAGCCTTCCAACAACAATAATTATCATCCATTCCATAATTGTAAAGCGTATCAAAAACATCCTCATTTTCATAATCAGTATATCCTACTGAAATTAAAAAATTCTTGTATTCTTTCTCTCCAAGAATATTTGTAGCAAATTGTTTAAATGTTAACTGTTTTCCTTTATACTTATTAAGTTCTTTTTTTAATTTTTCTACTGTTTTTTTAATATCAATATGTTGAATAACTTTTGAATATTGTGGATTTACAGGATTTTCGGGTGTATCAAAGTTGAATTTATGAAGTAATTTATAAAGCAATTTATCTTTACTCTTTCTTCCTATTCCGGCTCCAGTTACAATTTCAGTTCCATAAAACATTTCATTGCTTGTTCTTCCTCCAATCCAATCTTTTTTATATTTTTCTAATACTAAAAATGATGTATTGGGAGAGGTATTTTTAATATTATAAGCGCTATACAATCCAGCCATGCCACTTCCAATAATAATTATATCAACATATTTAATACTCATATAGTATTTTGATATAATTATTTTTTATTTTTCATGGTTTTATTAAATTTAACGGTAGATTTTCCTTTACATTTAAATTTGCCTCTTGTATATCCTTTTCTATTAAATATTGTTTTAGTACAGATACCAATTGCGCGAGCTTCATTTTCTTTATCAATTTTTTTAATACATCTACATAATTTTTCCGACATGATTTTTTCAGCAGCAATTTTGAGTAATCTTTTAGATTTTGGTATAGATTTTTCATAATATTCTAAAATTTTCTTATAATCAGTATTATTTAATTCGGACATAACTTGTTGTATATCATTTACAAATATAATAATTCTCTTAAATAAAGATTTTTTTAAAAATCAAAAACTAAACATATATTAGTATGAAAATAGTTGTTTTTGATTTAGACGAAACTCTTGGATATTTTACAGAATTTGGAATATTTTGGGACTGTCTAATAAATTATTTAAAAAACAAAACTGGATACTCATTAACACAGTCAGATTTTAATGATATACTAGATTTATTTCCTGAATTTTTGAGGCCTAATATAATAAATATTTTAAACTACTTAAAGAACAAAAAACAAACATTATGTTGTCATAAAATGATGATATATACGAATAATAATGGCTCGAGAGAATGGGCTAATAATATAATAGATTACTTTAGTAAAAAAATAAATTATAAACTTTTCGACCAGCTTATTTCAGCTTTTAAAATAAATGGAAAAATTGTTGAAGTTTGTAGAACAACGCATGATAAAACATATAATGATTTTATTAAGTGTACAAAACTACCAATAAATTCTGAAATTTGTTTTCTAGATGATACATTTTATCCAGAAATGGCAAATGATAATATATATTATATTAACGTAAAACCTTATTATTATGATTTAAAATTTGAAGATATGTTAGATAAATTTTCTAAAAGTGATGTTGGTAAAAAAATAATTAATAAGGATGAAGATTTTATTAAAATAATTACTGAAAATATTAGTTTATATAAGTATGATTGTATTGATAAGAAATTAAATGAATATGAAATGGATAAAATTGTTGGAAAACAAATTGTTAAACATTTACAAAATTTTTTTTATAAAACAAAAAAAAATAAAACTATCAAGAATAAGAAGGTTAAAAATTATAAATTAAATAAAACGCAAAGAAAATATTAAATTATGCTATTTTACTATTTTATGCTATACTGTATTTTTAACTATTTCCTTAAACTGTTCTAGATATTGGTTTAATGCTGTAGTAGTTAAAATAAATACGCCAGCGCTAAATGCTATTTTTCTGTCTAACTCTGTAAACTCAGGTTTTTCTCTCAAAGGATTAAAACGCCACATTAGAAATAAACAAATATATATTCTAATATAATAATCCATTGTATCTAGATATTTTGGTGCTGTTTGAGATAACCCTAATGTTGAAATAAACAATAACCCATATGATAAATAAATAAATACTTTAAAAAAGTTACTTTGAGCTTCATATAAATTTGATTTCGAAATCATTATACAATTAATATATATATTTATTATTTTATATATTAATTTTATTTATTTTCATAAATATCTAATGTTCTGGCACTCGGATCAGTAGCATTTGTATATTTTGGCATCCAAAAATAAGGCAAAATGTGAGAACAATTAGGGTATGCTTTATCAAAAATTTCCTTATAATATTGTTTTTCAGTTTCAATACAAGGTAGATATGAAGTTGTTTGCGGATTAATATTCATATCAAAAGCAATGTGTTCTTGTAAAATTTGAAATAACGAACGACCATGTGAACTAACTCCATCGCTAAATGCTTCTTTTTTCCTCCATAGAATTTCCTCTGGTAAAATTTGTTTGTTATTAAAGTCTTTAAAATTTTCAGAAGAAAAACTGAATCTTAACAAAAACTTTTCAATACTATTACGTTTAAAATATTCTTTATTATTTTTATGATTTCTTAAATATGCTGGAACTGAAAGAATAAAATTAGCAAAACTTCTATCCAGAAAAGGCGTTCTAGGTTCTAGACCATGAGATGATATACATTTATCTGAACGCAAGACGTCAAAAAGATGTATATCCTTTAATAGTCTTCTAGTTTCTTTATCAAATTCTATATCATCGCTACATTTATTCATATAAAGATATCCTCCAAGTAACTCATCAGCGCCATCTCCATTAAAAATAACCTTAGCATTGGAATGTGTAGAAATATATTTTCCCAATAAAAAGTTACCAATACTAGCTCTAACCGTAGTAGTATCATAACTTTCAATTGCTTGAATTACATCTGGTATAGCATCAAACATTTCTTTTTCAGTAACGATAATTTCAGTGTGATTAGTCCCTAAATATTCAGAAACAATTTTAGCATATTTTAAATCTTCGGAACCCTCAAGACCAATGCTATATGTTTCTAATTTATTAGGTAAATTATTTAAGTTATAATAATTATTAACTAACCCTGCTATTAAACTACTATCAAGACCACCAGATAATAAACAAGCAATAGGTCTTTCAGTTGTTAAACATCTTTTATTAACAGCAGCATTTAAAAAAGAAGAAATTCTAGAGAATAAATTATCAATAAAGATATGGTCTGATTTTAACCAACTATGTGAAAAAGTAGGAATAAAATATGGAGTATTTTCTTTTTCAATTTCCCAACTAGAATGAACCATAGATGACATATTAAAAACACTATACGTTCCTGGTTCAAATTGTTGTATCGTATAATGAAATATATTTTTATTATAAAACTGTTCGAGGCATTTAAGTTCAGAAGCAAATCCATATAAATTGTTACAATCCTCCTTATTTTTTAAATAATATAAGGGTCTTACACCAAAAGGATCGCGAGCGATATAAATTTTATTATTCAAATCTTGATGAATTCTATTATCATATAAAATAAATGAAAAAACGCCATCTAGCATATTTAACGTTTGTTCTATTCCATATTTAATATAAAGATGAATAATAACTTCGCAATCAGATCCAGTTGTAGGTTGTATACCCATTTTATTATATAGTTGTTTATAATTGTATATCTCACCGTTACAAATTAAAACAACATCATTAATAATTAATGGTTGGTTAGACTCTTCATTTAAACCATTAATAGCTAATCTATGAAAACCAAGAACCATTTTCATATAAGTGTATTCTAATTTAGAAAATTCAGGTCCGCGATTTTTCCCTTTCATGAATTCATTATTTATTATATTTTTATCGTGATCTTTTGTATTTAGCAGAGCAAATATACCGCACATTATATTTGATAAAGGTTTAACTTTATATAGTTTATATATTAGTTTAATATAAAATAATATATTTATAAATTATATATAATGAATAACCCATATAGTCAAGAATGTGTTTCAAATATACATAATGAAACAAATAAAAGAATATACGATAGAAATATTCCTTCACAGATGCTTCAACCCTATTTAGATGTTAGACCAGTTATGACAAAATATTCTTATTTTCCTATTGTAGACCCCAGAAAAGAAATTAAAACGCCAATGGAACAAATGCCAACATATAATGTTAATAAAGTTTTTAACCCTGGGAACACTACATCACCGTGGTCTGGGTTTGCTTCAAATATTAATTTAGAATCTGAATTACGCAACCAAGTTTATGCTCTTCAAAAATGTAGTCAATCGGTTTATGTACCAAATAGTAGTAGTGATTTATATGATTATAAATTTAAGACTGTAACACAACCTAATCCTCATCAATTATTATTTCAAACTGACAGCTTTTCAAGTTTCAACCCAAATCCTGATACTAAAAAAGTTGGTTCTGGAATATTTTTAAATAGCACAAGAGTTCAAGTCAGAGATATGACAAAACAAACATGTTAATCTATGAAATCTCTGATAATTAAAAAGGTAAAAAATAATGCGTAATAATTATATTTCATTTAAATAAAATAAAATATATATGTCTCAGTCTTACGTAGATCAAGTAACCATCGATTGTCTTTTAAATAAGAATGTTATTAATAAATATATTAAAAATAAGGAAAATAAAGAAGAGATTAAATTTTATAAAAAACGCATATATAATTTATTTAAGGAAATTATAACTGGAAATAGTCCGCATGATTTGTTACCAGATGTAAAGTACGCATATAGTAATTTTTTAACCGAATCAATAAGATATTTTAAAACAGTCGATAATAATGATATTATACAGTCCGAATACAAAGACATGGAATTTCCGCCTGAAATAGGATGTAATGTTAACGATGTTTCAGGAAATGTTGTAGATGCTGATAAATTATTAATGCGTTCAATTAAAATAGATGTTCCAACTTTAGATAAATATGTTACAAGAATTAGCACAAAAAAGAAAGAGAAAATAATATTACCAAAACAAAAAGATATTAATTTAAATGATCCTGAATTTAAAAATAAGGGTTTAAAAAAGAATAATATCACTAATATTTATGAAGACAGCAAGACAAAAAAGGAAAATGAAGAAAAATAACACAAGAAAGGAAACAAGAGGAGGAGTTAAGAATAAAATACAAAAAAATGATAAAACAATCGTGACCTTTAAAAAACACAATCACATTAAGAGTATTAAAAATGTCAATCTTAAAAAAA